CTGACTATGACCTCGTGGAGGTGATCCCGGTCTCTGATCCCAACGCCTCGACGATGGCGCAGCGGATCATGCAGTACCAAGCCGCTCTCCAGTTGGCCCAAGGCGCTCCGCAGATCTATGACCTGCCGCACTTGCATCGTCAGATGCTTGAGGTCTTGGGTATCAAGAACGCCGAGAAGTTGGTGCCGGTCGAGGAGGATCAGAAGCCTCGTGACCCGATCAGCGAGAACATGTCGTTCCTCACGGGCAAGCCCACCAAGGCGTTCATCTATCAGGATCATCAGGCACACATCGCCACGCACATGGCGCTGATGCAGGATCCGATGGTGGCCCAGATGATCGGGCAGTCGCCGATGGCGCAGCAGATGGGCGCAGCGATCATGGCTCACATCTCTGAGCACATGGCGTTTGCCTATCGTCAGCAGGTTGAGGAGCAGTTGGGTGTGACGCTCACGGCTCCTGACGCTGAGTTGGACGAGGACACCGAAGTTCAGTTGTCACGTCTGGTGGCCCAGGCTGCACAGCAACTGCTCCAGAGCAACGTCCAGAAGGCGCAGCAGGCTCAGGCTCAACAGATGGCCCAGAACCCGCAGTTGCAGATGGCGCAGCAAGAACTCGCCCTCAAGGCAGAAGAACTCAAGCGCAAAGAAGCCGACAGTCAGCGTGACTTCCAGATTGCACAGGAGAAGATCCGCCTGGAGCGTGAGCGCATCGCTGTGGAGATGCAGAAGGAGCAGATGCGTCAGGCCAGTCAGGCTCGTCAGAACGACAAGCGCCTGCGTGCTGACATGATCAAGTCGGTAATGAAGCCCAAGCAGGCACCGAAGCAGTGAGTCAGCCACTCGTCTCGTTGATGATGATTGCCTACAACAACGTCCAGTTTGTTAAGGCAGCGATAGACAGCGTGCGTGCTCAGACGTACGAAAACTGGGAACTCATCATCAACGACGACTGCTCTACGGACGGGACTTGGGAGTTGGCGCAGAAACTCGCGGAGGCAGACATCCGCATCAAGGTGTTCCGCAACGAGGCAAACCTGAAGACGCCTAAGAACCGTGCGCAGGCGTCAAAGTATTTTTCTGGGGACTACGCAGGGCATATTGATGCGGATGACATGCTCTACCCCTATGCAGTGCACGCAGCCGTTCGGTATTTGGAAGCGCATCCCGATGTGGCGTTGGTGTACTCCGATACCGCTGCCATAGACGCTACGGGCAACATCACCGGGTACAACCGGTACTCTGATTACGACCCCAACTTGGCCCACTTTGGATGGCGTCCGTTTGGGGTCTACCGGATGAGCGTGTTCAAACAGACCCAGGGCTACAACACCAACTTGTCTAGGGGGTGTGAAGACGGGGATCTGTTTATGCAGATCGCAGAGCAGCACAAGTTTGCCCGTGTGCCCTACGTGTCTTACTACCACCGGTCTCACGGCAGCAACACAAGCCCCAACAATCACTCGTGCCCTACGTGCCCAGACAGGCCCGTATGCAACTACATACGGGTGTGGTCTAAACACGCGGGGTACGACCCTATTTCGTTTACCCCCCTAAACAAGGAGTAACTATGGCGACCACTGCGTTCTCCGTGGTTTTGAAAGAGATAGAAGAGCACCGGGAATCCATCGCCCGGGCCTTGATCGACGGTACCGCGAAAGACTTTTCAGAGTACCGAGACATGTGCGGTCAGATCCGAGGTCTCTCGACCGCGCATATGTTTATCAATGACCTTGTGCGAAAGATGGAGCAATCTGAAGATGAGTGAAATCCTCCTGAGTACTGGAGAAGACGCCGTGCCGACCACCCTGCCCGAGACGGCAGAGGAAAAGGCCAAGCAACTTCCCGATCCTTCCACCTACCACCTGCTCTGTGCGTTACCAGAGATTGAACGGGAGTATGAGAGCGGGATCGTCAAGTCAGGGCAGACCATGCACTTCGAGGAAGTCATGTCTCCTGTCCTCTTTGTGATGAAGATGGGGCCGGACGCCTACGGCGACAAAACCCGCTTCCCAAGCGGCCCGTCGTGCAAGCCTGGGGACTTCGTTCTGGTGCGCCCCAACACGGGCACCCGCGTGAAGATTCACGGGCGTGAGTTCCGAATCATCAACGACGATAGCGTGGAAGCCGTGGTGCAAGACCCACGCGGCATCTCTCGCGCTTAAGGAGGTTTACATGCCATTGGATCAAGAAGCATTCAAGTTTCCTGACGAGAAGAAGCAGGAAGAAAAGCCCGACGAAATTCAGTTTGAGATTGAGGGCGAAGGCGTCCCCGAGGTTGAGGTTGTAGACGATACGCCTCCCGAGGATCGTGGCCGTGCCCCCATGAAAGAACCTCCCGCAGAGGTAACGGATGAAGAGTTGGCCCAGTATTCAGACGGGGTCAAGAAGCGCATCCAGCACTTTTCTAAGGGTTATCACGAAGAGCGTCGGGCAAAAGAGGCCGCTTTCCGTGAGCGGGAAGAGGCTGTGCGTCTTGCGCAACAACTCATGGAGGAGAACAAGAAACTCCAGAGTTCCCAGGGCCAAACCCAACAAGTACTGCTTGAGCAGGCTAAAAAGGTCGTCGAGAACGAACTTACCGACGCCAAGCGTAGGCTCAAGGAAGCCTATGAGGCGGGTGATTCCGACAAGATGCTAGAGGCGCAGGAGGCGTTAACCGCTGCCAAGATTAGGGCAGATCGGGTAAACAATTTTAAGCCTGCCCCTTTACAACAGGAAAAACCTGCGGTACAACCCGATCCACAACCAGTTCAGCAAGAGCAGGTTCGCGTCGATCCCAAAGCCGCTGCGTGGCAAGAAGCCAATACGTGGTTTGGTACAGACGACGAGATGACCGCCCTTGCACTGACGGTTCATCGAAAACTTGTGGAAAGTGGGGTAAGTCCAAACAGCGACGAGTATTACGACCGCATCAATACGCGGATGCGGCAGGTCTTTCCAGATGCGTTCCCCTCTGAGAAGACTGAGAAGCCCGTAAGAAAGTCCACTGTCGTGGCACCTGCGACCCGAAGCACAGCGCCCAAAAAGATCGTGCTGACCCAGTCCCAAGTAAACATCGCCAAACGGTTAGGACTGACGAATGAGCAGTATGCCCGTGCGGTTGCGGAAGAAATGAGGAAACAAAATGGCTGAGAATCGTATCTCTCGTGAATTGGATACCCGAGCAAAGATGGAGCGTCCCAAGCAGTGGATGCCCCCTGAACTGCTGCCGAGCCCCAACCCCGAGGACGGCTACGAGTTCCGTTGGATCCGTATCAGTACCCTTGGTACCGCTGATCCAGGCCACATTTCCGCAAAACTCCGCGAAGGTTGGGAGCCTGTAAAAGCCTCTGAGCACCCCGAAATCCAGATCATGGCAACTGGGGAAAAGCCCCGGTTCCCAGACAGCATCGAGATCGGCGGCCTATTGCTTTGCAAAACACCCAAAGAGTTTGTTGACCAACGCAACGGGTACTATCAGCGTCAAACTGATGGTCAGATGCAATCGGTTGACAACGCCTTCATGCGCGAGAACGATCCACGGATGCCCGTCTTCAAGGAGCGGCGCTCTGAGGTGAAGTTCGGACGCGGTTAAATCATTTTTGGAGTCACAAATGGCATACCCTGTTGTTGACGCTCCCTACGGTTTCAAAGCCATCAATGAGTTGAATGGCCTACCGTACGCTGGAGCAATCCGACAAATTCCGATTGCCCGAAACTACGGCACCGCCCTTTTCAATGGCGACCTGTTGCAGTTGACGACAGACGGAACCATCATCAAGACCGGCTATTCCGCCGCATCCAGCCCGAGCACGGTTATTGCCGGGGCTATCGGAGTGTTCGTTGGTTGTTCTTACACCAACCCCTCCACGGGTCAGAAGTTGTTTGCCCAGTACTACCCCGGTAGTGTTCTGGCTAACGACATCGTGGCCTTCGTTGTGGATGATCCTTCGGCACTGTTCAAGGTGGCGATGGTTGGTCAAACGTCCAGCGAGAGCAACACCGCTTCGGCCATTGGCTACGCCAATCAGTCGTTCATTGGAACCAACGTGTACGCGATTACCGGCGTTGCTGGTAGCACCGTCACGGGCAATTCCAAGATGGCTGTGTCTGGCGACGGCCCGAGCAACGGCACCGGTAACGTCCGCGTGGCGTCTACCTCGCTGCCGTTCCGCGTTGTGGCTGTGGTTCCTGAAACGGCTTACTCCGTGAACGGCACCGGCACTTCCTCCTCCACGACCATCACGCTGGATGCTGCGGTTACTGGCCTTCAAGCCGGTATGGCAGTGACCTGCCCCGAGGCAAGTGCAGGCGGAAACCCTGGCGACTTCAACTATGTGACCAACGTGAACGGCACGACCATCACTGTGGCGAAGACGCTGACCGCTGCTACCGCCGGTAGTAACTTCACCTTCGTGGGCTTCCCCGAAGTTCTGGTGAAGTGGAACCAGGGCTGGCACTCGTATCAATTCGCTACGGCGCTTGCTTAAGGAGTAATTCACCATGGCAATTTCTCGTGCCCAACTACTGAAGGAACTCCTGCCGGGTCTGAACGCCCTGTTTGGCATGGAGTACAAGCGTTACGGCGAAGAACACAAGGAAATCTACGAGACCGAGACTTCCGAGCGTTCGTTCGAAGAAGAAACCAAATTGGCTGGTTTCTCTGCCGCCCCGGTTAAGCCCGAAGGCCAAGCGATTGCGTATGACAACGCGCAAGAAGCCTGGACTGCACGGTACAACCACGAGACCATCGCTATGGGTTTCTCCATCACCGAAGAGGCGATGGAAGACAACCTGTACGACTCTCTGTCGGCCCGTTACA